TTGAAGTTTACTGTCTAACCCATTGTAAATGTTCATTTCATTTACTAATAGGATAGTGTCTGAGAAGGGATAAAGGCAACGATTTGTTATATATGGGGAATATTTCTTCTCCCACATTTCATCTTCTGAGTCCATTAATGGTTCTTTAGACTGATTAATGGCCTTCAGATATTCTTTCAATTCATACATTATATAGAGTGTAAGTAAGGGTTAATTCTTCATCTATTTCTATATCTCTATTGGTAACTAAAGAATAATAAGTAATTACTGACTCTTCTGGAGATTCTTGTTTAAAACAATTAGGTTCATCACTATGATTAATAAATCCACCTACTGGTGTACGAATATGATCTCCCTTAAAGCCTGGAGCAAACACATGAGAAATACCTAAATGTATTCCTTTTTTAATAGATGTTTTTGCAAATAACCCAACTCCATGAATTGAGGAATTTCTAATTTCTACTGAATCTGGTAATGGTTTGTACATATTACTATTTAGTTAGTTTGAGTTCCCCCATGATTTTCTCTTACAATATCATCTGGATTAAATTCGCCCCAATATAATTCAAAAGCAATCGTATCTTCAAGAGCTTCAAATTGATGAAATTCTTGAGGTGATACAATATGAAATTGTCCAGAATTTATAGTGGTTTTATCAACAAGATCATAACCAGATTTCCAAACAGAAACAACCAACTTTCCTGACTCTACATAGAATCCATTATATTTATAAACGTGTTTATGTTTAGAACAAAAACCACCTTTAACCACTTCAATTCTATGAAATTCAAAATTATGATTTGAAAATACATTTTCAGTTTTTCCCCAAACTTTTCCTGCAATCATTGTGTTCTCCATTCTGTAATAGATTTTGCTACCTTATAATCATAATTTGTATTAATATCTAATGCTATATTTTCGGGCATCATATAATGTATTGGTTTCTTTCCAAAAAAATATCTATTTTCTAACATTTGTTTATGGGGCTGTATGAATATTGCACCATCTTGATAATATATCGAGTCAAGTGTTTTTGCTAAAGGATGAACTTTTCCATATGGATCATAATTCATTGGAGCCAATTTCCCATCAACCTTGTGCCATATATGTGTTTTCATCTCAACCACAGACATCAAAGAATCATATTGTTCTTTATCTCTTTCTATGAACATCTTTAATGCATCATCATATATCTGATCATTCACAAATGGATTTGTACAATGAGCCCATAAAATTATATCTGTATCCACCTTCTGGCACATATCCTCTATCATATCATTCGGAGTTCTAGAGGTTTCATCACAAAACTCATCTGATCTTTTTACAACTTCTGCACCAACACTTTTAGAATATTCTAGATATTCATCTGAATCTGAGCCGACAACAATTCTATCTACTTTACTACACGATTTTAATTGTCCAATCTTGTTGCCCAATAGTGTAGTATTTTTAAAAGGTAAAAGATTTTTATTTTTTACTCTAAAACTTCCACTTCTTGCAACGATAATAGCTGTAACTTCCATTATTTAAAAAATTCTGTTAAATTATTAACATTTTCATGTAAAAAAATACTACTACTTTTATAATCAATAGTTTCACTTCTATTCAATTCAATACCAAACTCTTCTTTGATTTCTCTTTCTATATTGTTGAAAAAGTATGAACCATCCCACAAGTCATCTCTATGAATTAGTTGTTGACATTCGTTCCACAATTTCAAATATTCAGTTTTATCATTTTCCAGAAAATCAATCTTTTCTTTGAAATCTTTGGCTCCCTTTGTGTATAAAAATTTTGGAGCATTGAATACTCTTTCAGGATCATTACCTTCTACAAAAAATGGAATTATACCAAAGATTAACATTTTCCAAAATTTACTTTGAGTTCCCCATATAGTACTTCCTCCAATCACTAATGTATATTTGGTATCATACATTACATCATGAAGATCTTTCATTGGTATTTCTTTAAACTGATCTTGATGTTTTCCTTTTATGACTTTTGGAGCATCCCATTTGCCATATATCATAACATCTGGAAAATGTTCTAAAAAATGTGTTTTTATAATTTCCCATTTATCAATAGAGCCATCTTGAGTTGCAGTATAATGACATGCCTCATTAACTAATGTATTTCTTTCTCCTGGCTCAGTCAATAAATGTTCTCTGTTTTCATTCATTAGAAACATTAAATGATGTTCGATGTTCACACAGGGAATAGTGGTTTCAACCATTTCTCTACTTAAATATTCTTTAATATTCGTTGCAGTAAAAGAAATATTTGCTCCTCCTAAAATCTTCTTCGATCTATTAAATACATCTTTTGCTCGAACAGGCAAATATCTTGGATCTTCACCTATTTCAAAATAGGGTAATCCAGAATCATTCAAAAATTTTGTAATAATTCCAACTGATCTTTTTGAACTTGACATAGGAGTTGCCACTTTATCTGGTTCAGTAATCAAATACATTGAATTAGAAATAGTACACCCTGCGGAAACACCACCATATATCAATCCAAAATTTAATTCAATTCCTTGAGATTTAAAATAATGTTTCAGCCAATCTTGATTGTCTATTCCTAAATCTTTTGAATAATTTTCCCATGCATCATAAAGATTATTGTTTTTATTAATGACCTTTTTAGTATGAGAATCTAATGTACTAAAATCATTCCTACTTGCAATATAAAAATTTACATCTGGATAACATTGAGCCATACAAGAAATAAGAATAGCAGATTCAGAATCACCTCCTGTCATTCCCCATTTTTCTGCATTAAAGGAAATTACTTTTCCAAATTTTCCCATTAAAATATTTGTCATAAAAAATCCCCTAATGTAGCATCTTCAGAATACTTTCCAATTTTCTTTGGCGTTTTACCCAATTGGCCCATTGTAGCTAATCTGCGATCACAATAAGCAACGCAGGTATAACGAGTTCCCTTTCCTCTAATCGGGGTCACACCATGTAACTCTAAACTATCTGCAATGATAACTGAATTATCTGGAGCATCTATTGCAACTTTGTATCTTGGAAATGTTAAATATGCACCAGTATATTTACCATCTCTAAAATGACACATTGTAGTCATTCCTGCTTCAGTATCACCAGAGTCAACGTGTACTGACATTCCTTCATGTGAACCTAAGTTTAAATCACTATAACGATTCATAGAAAGTGTAGTCACAATACCTACACGATGGTCTTCACTAATATGTGTCTCGGCAAAATATTTTTGAGCATTATATCGTTTTAAGTCAGCTTTTTTAAATGCCTTTTCATTATAAACTGAAATGTCTCTTAGTATTTCAAACTTTTCTGGATTATCTTTAGTCCATCCTGACATTTCAATACCACCAGTAAATCTACCCTTTTTCCAACCGGCCATTACTGAATAAATTTCATTTGCGTATGCAATCATTCCCCACTTTCCTGCTTTAGTTTTTACATGATATGAATTAGGGGATCGTAATTTATAATCTGTGATTCCTTTTTTCTTCATGTCTTCTTCAAGAATAGGGCCAGATGCATTTGCTCTCATAGTAGTTGTCTCTTCAATTGTTTTAAGACATTCTACCACTTTAGTATCTGGAAATGCATTACAAACCACATATGCAAGAGGTACATCTGAATTTGGTTTAAAGATTACAGTATCTTCTGTAGGAGACTCTACTCTATCATATGCTTCTTCAGTAAGAAATTTACCACTCCACACTTCATCTACAGACACCATGCCCATGCCTCTACCTTTTTCCCCAGCCACTTTATTTTTAAACGATTTATAATCTCTATCTAATTTAATCTTTTGCATGGGGCTCCAATACTCTAGTATAAATTTCTTCTACAAGATTTTTAAGACAGATTGGAGCAACCATTAGTCCAATTCTTGCAAGGCGATCATTTAATTCACCTGTTTGTATGTAATCATTTGGTAAAGTCATCAAACGAATTGCCTCATAAGTTGTGTATACCCTATCTTCTTCTGGATGTAAATGTACTGCAAGACTTGTCATCAAACCCTGTTCTGAAAGTGTATGAGATGCTTGATTGTACGGCACTCTGCGAGATTGGAAAAATGAATTCTTTCTTTCTGGAAGAACTTTGTCCCTAGCCCTTCGATGTTCAATCCATTTATCATACCATGGCCCAACTACATCATCACCAACTGAAACAACTCTGTTTGGGTCTTTTGGCATTCTCTTCATCCACTTATATTTAGCACTTTTTTTCATAGACTCACAGAGTTCTTTAGCCTCTGCAATATTCACAGGGTCAGTTTGTAAATCCCGAATTGCATCTTCAATAACTGGTTTTTCTTTATTATTTGGTTCTGGATATATGTTACCTATGGTCATCCAATTCATGCCAATTTTATCTGCAACATCATTTCGCACCCCTACCATAAATACACGTTGTCTCTTTTGTGGCACTCCATGTTCCCAAGCATTTAAGACTTTATGAGTCATAATATAACCACAATCTTCAAATTCTTTTAACATCATGTTCAAATAATCTCGAGCATATTCCATTGTCAGACCCTTAACATTTTCACAAATCACAACTTTGGGCTGTAGTTCTTTTACCAGACGGACTTGTTCAAAAGTTAAATCTTCAATTCTCTCCTGTTTGAAACCATACGCCATCTTTTCTTTCCCCCAGCCTTTACGTTTAGTACCTGACATGGAAAATGGTGGACAAGGTGGAGAGCCGTCAAGAATATCAATCTCAACATCTCCTATTTTTTCCCGAATTGTTTTTCCTGTAACTTTTTTAATATCATCAACAATAACTGGTGTATCGGGCCAATTAGCACTATAGGTATCGGCATGAACTTGTTGAAACTCATTCACACAAATCATATCGCCACCTGCAAGTTTATAACCACAAGATGAGCCACCCCCTCCTGCAAAGAAAGAAACTACATTGAATAATTTACGATCTGATGATTTCTTGAGTTCTGCGAGAGTGTATTGAAAATATTCATTTGAATTTGGCATTGGTCATTATCTCCACTAAACAGGCCATTAGGTTAATCTCTTGATCTGCAACAAACGCAGACTTATACTGATACTCTGCAATATGCAGAATTATTTGAGGTATCGTACTAGGGTCTGCTGATTGATATAAATGGTCATATATCTTACGAAAGATTTTCTGAGGGTCATTATCCATATTATTCACA